CAGTGCTCCACTGTAGTGCTTGTCCCGCGTATTGGCCTGCCAGTCGTAGATGTCAAAGGCCCTGGACTCATGCTCCAGTGCTTTCGCTACGAAGCGTCTCAGCCCAGGTGATACAGCAGATTGGGGCAGTGTGGACGCAGCAGACCCAGCGAGGCGCTTGCGGAGGTTGAGTTCAGTAGGGGGTGGTGCAGCTTCACTATTGAAACTCATCCCAAACTTCATGAGCTGGCGCCCAGGCTTGGGTCCCAGGACACATGTCTCATACATCCGCTCAGGGAGCACGCTCCCATCAGGCGCCTTGCCTGCCCGCTTCACGTCACAGGGGTAGAAAAATTGGGAGCAGAATGAACCAGTATGAATATTGTTGTGATACGCGATCTCTGGCCTCAAAGCCAAATCACCAACAAAATCCCTGAATTCACCCTCTCGCAACTTCCACCTGAGTGCCCCCTCGGCATTCACCAAGCAGTACATATCGTCACCCAAGACGATTACCCAATAGTTGCCTTTCCCCAGGATCCTATCAAAGATGGTGAGGTGGATTGCTCCATTGAGTAGGGAATTTGCCACGGAAGTGTGGGGGTCCCCTGAGTGTCTGGTAAAGTCCACTGTGTACGTCAAACCTGAATGTGACGACCCGCTCGTTTTGTCCAGCTTCTTGAAGAGTTTGACCATCAGTTCGTTATCCACGACAGATTCAAACGCCCTTTGTTCCATCCAAATGGCATGTGACCCTAGACTTGCGTCCCAACGCGAATAATCCGCCTCAATGATCCCAACAGCATCCAACTCAAGCACCTTCTTGTGCTTGAGTGCACCTATCTGGGCATTTGTCATGCCAGATGCATATGTCACACGTTCGTCAGCTGAGAAACCCTCCGCCACCTTCTCACACCAGGGGATGGTGTAAGCTGCCAAGCATAACTTGGACAGGGGGTCCAGGCTCTGGATAGCCCTGGGGTTCTTGCCAATGGCCTCCTGCCATGGCTGGCCGAACTCAGTCTTCACGAACATAACGTGCCTTGGATTGTGTGTGGGTGCCATTGGATCAACCCCCCTCTCTACACACTGTCGCAGTGTCTTCTCCGCCTCGCTCCTCTTGCAGCCAGTTAGTCTACCTAGGTATTGTGCCTCAGTAAGTGGTTCTAGGTTTCCTGTGAACATAGAGGGGATTTCCGCCCGTACATGACTGTCCACCTCATCCCAAGTCTCCTTTACGGAGACCAACCTCTCACGCTGTATCCTACTCGATGTAGCGTTCAACTCGTTGGTGGGATTTTGGTTGTAAACGGTGGGTAGTACGATGGGGGTCATCTCATCTGCTAATGGCGTGAATGCCACGCAGTATCCTCGTTCCCTGGCTCCGTTTGGAGTGTAGCCTAATGTGCCATGCGCCGACTTGGCCACATCCTCAGTGTCGATGGAGGTTGTAGTAGAAGTAATCAACTTGAAGTACTTCTTCACCATCGCCTGGTGTATCTCGTCCGATGGCGTCTCACCGTCAGGATAGTGACGCCTCAGTGCATTCCATATGGAAATGCTGGCATGGCCGGGGGAAATGGCATTGCCGCAGGACAAGAGTGAGATGTGAAGGGAGGTTGGGTAGGTCCAGCGCACCGGTGGTAAGCCTACGGGGTAGGCTACGATGGTGCGGGTTGCTGAACCCCTAACGTTAAGGGCGTAGGTGGCCTGGGGAATGACCTGTTCCTGTGATGCATAGTTGGGACGCATCTCGCCTGATAGTTGAAACCAATTCCTCCGCTCGAACCTGGCAGCTGCTATGATTGCGGAGCCGCCAGGCACCAAGTTCTTTGCTGTGACTGTACAAAGCAGATTATTGTTGGCCAGTCGTCTCCTGTCGTGCAAGTAGCCCGCAGCCTTGCGGCGTGCAAACTCTATACCCGCACCTACGGCAAGGTATCCAGCAGCGACAGGAATAGAAACAATTGGTAGCATGAGTGTGAGTGCTGAGCATACCAATGAGAGGCCGGTCATAATTCCGAATCCAAGGTTCATAACAGATATGAAGCCGTTGATGGCAGGGTCAGCACAGTATGTGGATGTTACTCCCGTGTGGTACCACTCGCGGCACCCCATGGTATGTCTGTAACCATCCCTGTCCTCCCCAGGGAACTGCGTGAGCACGTCCCCTTCTAGCATGTACGGCGCTCCGCACATGTCACCATTGGCGCTGAGATACTCATTCATTAGTAAATCAGCTGTCACATTCCCATGGTTCAGCCCGCATGCCCTGGCAGCCACGTCCACCCAAACAGATACCGCGGCCCTGCTGTAGTAATAGCAGGTGTGTATGCCAACGAATCTGATGGATGTGCACCCACTCTGCATGAAATCCTCATGGTAGCAAGTGCATGGTTTCGGCCCGCCCAAGGCATCAGTCTGTCCCACCTTACAGCAACAAGAGAACCTGCCCTTCAGTATCTTCTTCTGGTCATGCACGACATCATCAGCACATTCCCCAGCAACACAGCTCCAGTCGACAAGTCGCGACTGCTGGTTACTTGGGGAAATACCAACAATGTATGTCCCGGAAGGCCGGGAATGCAACACCGCAGAACCTAGGTTACGTTCATTTGCAGCATCAGGATGATCCTTGTTGTGATTGACTTTGACCCACGTGAGTAGGCCTCGGTCCTTTGCAGCTTTAGAGCATGCAGCAGAATTAGGGCTCTTGTAGAGTTGCACGACGGGCCGGAACGGCTGTTTGTCAATGGCTCCACTCGAGATCATATCCTGAAGAATGGAACTCTCTAACGGGGTGATTAGCGACTGGCTGTGCTCACCGATGGGTAGTCGGTAATTGCAGTCAGGGCTCACCAAGAGAGTGAGTTTCTTCTTAGTCTGTACGCCTGCTACTGTTGGGGAGATGGCGGCCACGCCGAAACGACGTCCGAGTGACCTCGCCTCCTCCGAGCTCCCGATGATGTAATCAACGGGGCACTTTGGAAGCCTCTCGCCGCCATTCCTGGCGTCAAAAGTTTTTACCTGTCCCAACAGGGTGTCGAGCCACCCGATGAGGTGGTTGTCGACAGGAGTGCTAGCGCGGCTGGCTACACCCCCACACGGTTTCTGTGCCTGCGGTCTGGGGGCATAGCCCTCCAGGACAGGTACGGCGCCACAGCCATGTCTAGCATGATTGAAGTACCTCCCGTGGTTGATTGAATGGATTTGACTGATTATCTGATCCGGTTGTCTTACTCGTCCGGGAACAGCAGATGCAATTTCCATGGTTTGAACTTTCTAATTGTACTAACAAGAGTGCAAACAAA